CGGATAATCAACTATCTGAAATAAAGGGCTCTTTATCAAGAGTAAATGGAAAACACTAATGGATAGCTTAAGAGTAACTGGGATGACAACAGGTTTAGGATTTGTGTACTGGACGGATGTATTGTCTGGTATATTAATGTGCGGAATGTTTGCAATACAAATTTATTATTTATATTTAAAAACAAAGAGAATCAAGGAGAGTAAATGATGGACATAAAAGGAATGATGTTAGAGTTAGCTGAAAAACAAGCTGATGCTATGAAAGATAAAATGATGGATGAATTAGGCAGTGAAGATATGGCTTCTAAAATTGCTACTGCTATTAATAAAAAGATTGATATCCCGTTTGTATCTGAAGAAAAAGAACAAATATTTTTTGAGAAATGTGTTGATGTAGTTACAGACATTATTGAGGGAATGTTTAAAAAATAATGGCAAAAGTAAGTTGGTCTTGGGGTGGCAAAAGATATTCTGGTACTGTTATTAGGAAGACTAAAAAATACATTTACGCTAGAACTCATAATGGAAAAGTAAAAAGGATAGCTAGATAATGTCAGAAGCTTGGACAAGAAAAGAAGGTAAATCTGAAAGTGGTGGTTTAAACGCTAAAGGGAGAGCTTCTTATAAAAAAGGAACATTAAAGGCACCTGTAACTAAAAAAAATCCAAAAGGAAAAGCTAAAGCAAGAAGAGCTAGTTTTTGTGCTAGAATGTGTGGAATGAAAAAAAGATTAACAAGTGCTAAAACAGCTAGAGACCCTGACTCAAGAATAAATAAATCTTTAAGAAAGTGGAGATGTAAGTGTAAATGAAGTTTGAAGATGCTATAAAAATAGTGTTAAAACACGAAGGTGGATATGTTGATGACCCTGTTGACCCGGGTGGTGAGACTAACTACGGAATAAGCAAAAAAGCTTATCCGTTTCTTAATATTAAAGAGCTTACTGAAAAAGATGCATCTGATATTTATTTTAAAGACTATTGGTTAAAAGCTAAGGTGTCTAAAGTTCCTGAAGAATTAAGAATGATTTATTTTGATATGGTAGTTAATATGGGAAAGAGCAGAGCTGTTAAGATACTACAACAAGCAATAACCTCTAAAGGCGTTAAAACAGACGTAGACGGAGGGATTGGACCTAAGACGATAAGCAATGCCCTTAAGTCAGGATTAGAGCAAAATAGGCTACGTAGCTATAGAGTTAAATACTATGCAGACTTGGTACAAAGAAAACCGAAATTGGAGAAGTATTGGTATGGTTGGTACAGAAGAGCAATCTCAACATAGTTGCGATACACCAAGAGAAATTTTTGATAAACTTAACTTTAGAGGAACAAAACGCTTTAAACAAGCTCCTGACACTTGTAATATGTGTGGAGAAAATCATATAGTAGGAATAGAACTAATAGGAGCAAAAGAAGGCACTCTTTATTGGGAGTGTGGTCTTTGCAAGGAAAAGTACTTAAAGTACACGAAGGTAACAACAATGAAGTATTTAAAAATAGCATCCGAGTTATGGATAGATTTAGGAGGTCTAGAAAACATATGCGAAGAAATACCAAATTAGATGAAAAAGTGGTTAAAAGAGGAATTGTCACACCAGACAAACACTTTCCTCTTCACGACCAACCAGCAATTAATGTTGTTTGTGAAGCAATTAAAAGAGTTAAACCTGATTTCTATGTGGACTTGGGCGATACCGGAGAGTGGGGTTCAGTCAGTCATTTCCAATGGAAGAAAAAAAAGCGTCCCCCTTTGGAGTACCAACTTCCAAGAGTATACCAAGACATTAAAGACGTTAATAAAGGAATGGACCAAATTGATGAAGCACTCGATTACGCTAATTGTAAAGAACGATACTTCTTGGAAGGAAACCACGAACAATGGTTAAACGGCTTCTCAGAAGAGAATCCGTATCTTCAAGGTCTTTCCGTAAAAGAAGCCTTACTTCTAGAGAAAAGAGGTTACGATTATTATCCCAACGGAAAATATTTAAAGATAGGTCACTTGCATTATTACCACGGGAATCATTATGCGGGAGTAGCTCACGCAAGAAATCACCTTATAAGATTAGGATGCAACGTAATGTACGGACACCATCACGATTTACAGATGGCAAGTGTTACTCACGTTGACGGACCTAAATCAGCTTGGAGTATTGGATGCTTAAAGGATATGTCAGATGAAGCTAATGGATGGCTTGGCAATCGTAAGACTAATTGGCAACACGCTTTTGCAGTTGTTGATTACTATACAGATGACAGGTTCACAGTTCACGTTGTTAATATACTGGACGGTGTTACTTCACTCTGGGGGAAAACTATAGACGGGAATTAATATGCCTAAAAGAATATTTGAAATTGCAAGTTTTGATAGAGGTATAATGTCTTCACCTGAAGACGAACTAGACATACCTGCAAACGCCGCTACTTATAGCCTTAACATAGACCCTTTAACAAGTGGTGAGCTAAGAGGAGTACCTAAAAGCAACTACTTAAAGAAAACAGGTTTTACAGCAACTATAGAATTAACTAGTTATAATAGACCTACTACTTATTCTTATCCTTCATCTTCAACTGTTACAACAGCTAAACCAGACCAACATCAGACTAACTAATGGCATTCCGACTCTCTTACCCTAACAATAAAAGTTTTCTAGCAATAACTGGCAACTTTACAGGTACGACAAATGAATACTTTGAAGTAAAAGTTAGAGATGTTGCTAATAATGAAAAATGGTTATGGAGATATAAGTCTGAAACACCTACTGTAATATCAAATGTTACAAGTGATATATCAAATAATAAATTTACTACTCCAAGCAATCATAATATTGCAACTGGTCAAACAGTAAGTTTAAGTAATTTTATTTTTACAAGTGTTAGTAATCCGGGTACACAAGGACTGCAAAACAATTTTACTTACTATTTTATAAAACTTACAAACACTACTTTTTCTGTATCTTCTACTTTAGCAGGTGCTAACGCAGGTACCGCAATACCAATATTTGGCACATCTCAAAGCAATTTAAAAGTTGCTACAGAATGGTCAGCTTGGTATGATAAAGACGGTGATGTTAGTGAATACGGTGATGCTGTAGTAGTAAATACTAATTATGCACTGAGGAGTGGCATTAGTGTAATGTTTACTAGGACAAATGCTAATAGTTATACCTCTGGAGATAAATGGTGTTTTGTTGCTTATGCAGATTACGCTTTTGAAAATTTAGGTAATAATTTAGAGTATCTACAAAGTATTGATATAGATGATACTAGAAATTTATTAGCTATTGACGGTTCAGGAAATGTAAGCGTTGTTGAAAATATTGATGGAGAAAATCCTAATATATTAAACACTCAAACTAATATAGGACCTATATCTAATAGTAGATTGGATTTTGAAACTAAAAATAAAGAGATATATGTAGCTAAAGGAAAAGATAGACCTGCTAGATGGCTTGGTTATAATAAAAATGGAGGAATGGCAGGACAAACAAATGAGTTGCAATTAAAATCTCAATTAGCTATGGATGTTCTTGTTTCTTCCATAGAGACTCCAGATAGAAATGCTTTTTATAAATCAATAGCTTTAAGAGGTGGCGGTGGAGAAGCTACTAAAGACGCAAGGATTATTGTTGGGTTAAAAGAAGGTGCAGATGATAGTAAGTTTTATATATATAATCGACATCTTGATAGACAGTTTGAAATTACTCTTCAATCTAGACCTTATATTGTTAAAAAATATTTAGGTATTTTTGATAGTAATAAATATACAGATGGTTTTATGATTGTAAGAGAAAGTACTGATGCGGCATATGTAGCTGAAGTAGATTTATTCGACCTTGATACTTCGGGAAGTGGTACTTTAGTAGGGCAATCGCCTAATAGAATTTGTACTATGGGAATATCAAATCCAGTTGACCACGGTAGTGATAAAAGTGGTGATTCAGATAATTCAGGACTGAATAAAATACACGATATTCTTTTAATTCCTGACAAAGCTCCGGGTCACAGTAGTTATAGTTCAACCTTATCAGGAGGGACTAATTGGACTCTTGTTATAAGTGGTGCTAGAGACTGTTACGCTCATTGGAACAATTCTAAATACCAGTCTTATGAATGGCTTTGGAAAACAGAAATAGATGCAGGTTCTGAGTATTTACAAGGTGTTGTAGCAACAGCGGGTTGGGATAATATAACTCCTAAAACAGTAGCTACCTCAGGTATCGTTGGAGATACAGAAAACTTTCAAAATATGCATCCTCAATCCGCTCTTGATGGTCAGCAATATAGTAGACCACCGGGATGGTATTGGGTTTTTGTTAATTCTGATAACAGTTCAGTAGATGTTGTAGACGAAGCAAGTGCTTATGGTACTTGGGGTGCTAGTCAACCAAACAATCCTATAGACGCTAAAGTTAAAAAATTTCAATTTGTATCGATAGATGCTGGTGCTTTACCAAGAACATTATTTGGTATTGAAAATGTACCCGCATTACATTCTTTAGAGTTTTGTGGATATGATAACGAAGGTCAAAATCCTATAATAGGATATACTTGTGAGTTTTCATCGCCTATGTACGCTAATCAAGGTAATGGAGTCGTAAATTACCCCGGTATAAAACCATACGCAGACCAAGTAACTACGAGTTGGGAATTTAGTTATCATACAGGGTATGACCACGCTGATTTATTTGGTCCGGTATATCTTGATGGAAGAGACGGAGAACTTTTACAATCAGATGCAAAAGTAGTTGTAAATGATTATTTAAAAAAACAAGTAGCTAGACCTTTAAGATGGGTAACAAACTTTATACCTATAAGCACTGTTGAAGGACCTCAAACATTTAAAATGTTAAGTCACACTGTAGATTTTGAAGATAGTAGAGAGTTATCAGTACAGCTAAAAAGCAATCTACCTAATGTAAACGACAATGCTAATATAAGTGAACTTATACCCTATCAAGATAGTACAATAGGGAGTCTTAATTTAGATGCTTGTCCTAGCAATGAGCCATTGTTTGGTTTAAACGGGAGGTTTAATATTATAACAGAAGGCGTTCTTCGAAGAAGAGCTGTTATGAGTTATATAAAAAAAGGGAATAGACAATATAACTTATTTAGGTTTGGAGATGAAGCTTCTAGACCTATGAACTTACAAACTACAATCGGTTCTCATCCTACTGTAGATATATTTCCAAACGATTGGAACAAGCAAACTACTAATACCCCTTATAATGCTTACACCAACTGGGAAAAAGGATTGTCTCAGCCTAATTATGTGACAGATTACAAGCAAGGGTCTACTTATTTTTATGCAATTAGTACTGGAACTAATGCTAATGCTGGTTTGGCACAGAAAAGCCAGTCTCTTCCTGAAATTGGCTCTACTGGAGACGATAAAAATGGCTACAGATTAACAGAGACTAATTGGTGGGCACCTAGTACGGACTGGAAAGACGGGGTTACTACTGTATGGCACCCAAATACAGATGTAGCCGATTATGCTTATGCTGTAAAAAACGATGCTTTTCAAGATATAGCTTTTTTTAAAATGGTATCTAGGACCGGGGGAACTACTACTAGTTTATTTAGTTCAGGTAGTGATAATTATTTTAACATTACTTCACCAGTAACAATGACAGGAACTGATTGGGCTGGACCAATAGGAGTTAACACTGCTTTTTACAGAGCATCTTTAGTATTAGATGGATATCAAGAAACTGCATTTATATCTACAACAGCGGCAGGTCCTGCTACTGCTGATAATGACCCTGACGATACAGCAGATACTGCATCTGGTAAAGATGTTGGAACACATTTAAAAGTAACTGTACAAATAAAAGGTGGATTTGATATCCCATCTAGAGTTACGGGGGTTGCAGTTTATAGAGCTATATCACTTACAGACTCTTCTACTGACCCACAAAGTCAATATAGATTTATACAAGAAATTGCTTTAAAATCATTTGGTTGGAATGAAACTACAGGTTATTTTGAGTTTGATGTAATTGATACAGGAGATGCTGAAGCTACATACGAAGCTATTAATGGGATTAGCGAAAATATTTATAACTTGCATATAAATTATAGCTGTAATGCACAACTTAATGGATATATGTTTGCTGGTAATTGTGAGCATTCAGAAATAGAAGATGCTAGTAACTATGTCTTTAGGTCGCAACCTGCTAAGTATTCTATATTTGACTGGTCTAAAGATTTTATTCAATTGCCTTTTGTACCAGTAGCCTTACAAGGCTTTCAAGGTAAGCTTTTTGCTTTTAGTAATAATCAAATGTCTATGGTAAATCCTGAATCTTTATACATTGAAGATACAGTACAGGGTATTGGTTGCATAAATACTCAAACTAAAATGGTTACTGACGGCGGACTTATATGGGCAGATTATAGAAATATATATATGTCTACCCCTCAAGTAAGTACAATAGGTGGACCAATATTAAATGTAGATGATTATGGATGGTTAAATTTAAGTGTTGAAGAAAAAGATGCTGTAAGATTTGGATATGATGCTAAAAGAAAATCAGTATTAATGTTTTTTACAAAAACAATAAGCAGTACTGATTATCATTTATGCTGGGCATACTCACTTAGTAAAAAAAGATGGGACCTTTGGCAAACTGATAGTAAAGTAAAAGATACATTATTAACAAAAGATGGACATACTATATTATTATTAGATAATAACAAGATACAAAAATATTTAAGTAGGACTAATGAAAGAGCCGATTGGGAGTGGCACTCAAAGAAACTGGGTATGGGTGAAACTATGGTTGACAAGAAAGTCAGGAACATAAAAGTAGAAGGCTCTGACAGAGCTAATATTAGTTTACAGTACAAAGTTCCAGAAAACAATTCAGCTTGGCAAACTGGTCAAGACGTAAGCAGTAGTTTTTCTGGCAGTACTAATACAGCTATTAAATTAGCTAATGTAGATAATGGGAAACTGCATTGGGTAAAGTTAAAGATAGCTGGTAGTAACACTAATCGTGATGTCAGAGCTAAAGCAACATCGGTAATCTATAAACCTAAGAGACCTAAATGAGCAAGATAAAAAAAATTATTAAAAAGTCAAAAGCTATTGGCAAACCTTCTGGAATATTTAAAGGTGATACTGATAAGTTTTTTGGTCAAGAAGTAACAAACGTAATTGATGAGTTAAAAGAGCTTATACAAGGTGAAGACAAGACATCTAGTAGTGGTAAGGTTGGCTCTATAAGAGTAATTATAGATAAAGATACGCCTTATGTGGAGATAAAAAGCGTTAAGGGTTGGATAAGGTCAAGTAATTCATCTGTGAGTGGTTTTGAATTTAAAAAATAGTTATATTAAACTGAGATATAAGGTATAGATATGAGTTGGTTAAGCGATTTAATAGATAGTAAAAGCGGAGCAAGTAACGCTATAGACATTGAGGCACAAAAAGGTCGTTATGATTCAGCGATGAAAGGCACCAATGATGGTTATAGTAAAATGATGGGTTTTGCTGAAAATCAAATGGATATTAACAGTGAGCAAAATCGAGCTAGGCTATCAATGATGGAAAGTAGTAGTGCTGATAATGCGGCTGAATCAGCTAGATTAGCACAAAGAGGAGCGGCTAGTGCGGGTGGTGCCCCAGCGGCGGCAATGGCTTTTCAACAACAAGATATGGCTCAAAAAGGTCAAGCAAATGTTATGAACCAATACCAACAAGGTATGTTTAACCAGCAAGAAAACGCAATGCAGTCAATGAGTGGAATACTAGCAAATCAAGGACAGATAGCACAATCCGGTTTTAATATGGGTGAATCTGCTAGAGAGTACAACAAGAAGGTAGCGGCTCAAGCTCAACAAAAGAAATTAGCTATGCTTGGTGGGGCTTTAAAGATTGGTGGTGGGATTATGAGTGGTAATCCAATGGCGGCACTTAGTGGAGCTTCAGACTTTATGCAAGAAGGTGGACCAGTAGGATATAATACAGGTGGTGAAGTAGAAGACCCAGAAAATCCTAAACCAGTAGGTAATGGTGAGTCTGATAAAGATTCAATGTTAAAGTTAGCTATGCAAGAGTTAAGGCAAGGAATTGAGATGGCTAAAACAGAACCTAGTCCTTTTAATGAACCACTGTGGTATGGTAGGGAAGATGCTAATAAATATGGGACAGAAAATGTTACAATGCCTTTAGATAAAAGATTACAGTTAGGGTCTGCATATCGTCCTCAACGTGAAAACATACCAGTGACACCTCAAGGTCCGATTACTGATAGTTTTAAAACACGAGGTTATCAAACGGGAGGGATGCCTAAATACAGCCCATATCCCGGAGACCAGATAGATGCTAAATTAGAACCGGGTGAATATGTTTTAAATAGAAACGCTGTTAATGCAGTGGGTAAAGAAAACCTAGACGAATTAAACAATGAACAAGCACCAAGGTTTGATAAAGGAAAAGTTAAGCTAAGAATGGGAGGATATCTCTATGGCAAGTAACCCTTTAGAAGCTTACTTTAAAAGTTTAAAAAGAAATGAAGCCTTAACAGATGTTAGCAGACCTGCTAGTATGGGTGGAGGAATGGTTTATGATAAAAAAGCTGAGAAAAGCAAGATACAGCAAAGATATTTAGATTCTCTACCAGCTCAGTCTAGATTTAAAGGTATGCCTGTTAACGATGCACAGCAAGACAGAAGAGCAAGAACTCAAAATCAACAAATGGACCAGAAAGTTCTTCAAGAAGCTAACTTAAGAAATCAATTTGACCAAGCTAGAGGTCTAGGTGGAGATATAGGAAGAGAAGCTATACGAGATATAGCTATGGATAATCCGGGTGGAGTTGAAACTTTTAATAAAATGAACAAGGGTAAAATAACTTTCTCTGAATTAACAGGAGGCTTAGGTAATACTGTTCAGCCACCTCAAATGGACCCTAATCAAATGGCTCAAGCTAATTACTTGGTAGATAAGTTAGGTTATACTCCAGATGATATGAGGTCTAATCCAGCTTTAAAAAGAATGATGGATAACAACGCTACAATGGAAACAAGAGCTGAAGCTAACGTAGATAGTATGTTGGCTAGTGAAGATATTCAAAGACAAGAGCAAGAACATACAAAGGAAATGATAGAACAGGATGAGCTAAGAAGGTGGGACGAGCGAGCAGTAGCAAGGCAAGAATTATACGCATCAGCACCTAATTCTTATTATGGTCCAAATATGAAGAGAGAAGACATACTTAAACAAGCTAATAACGCTGTTAAGTATGGAGAGAAAGACAATATTATGCAGATGGTCCAAGGTGTTATGGGTGGAGATAACATAGGTAAAACTCAGGGACTTATGGGTATGCTTAATATGAGAGCAGTTATGCAAACTGCTGGAGCTGACGATAAGATGCTATCAGAGTTTGATGAGCTTGGTCACAATGCTCGTATTGACAAAATGGATAGAAATTATAAAAGAGATTTTGGTGACAAGCCATTAGATGCGTCGCAATTAGCAGAAAAAAGAGGCAATAAATATAATAAAGAATTTGCTGATAGTATGTTAGCAGAAAGGTCAGGACCTGATATTCCTGATGCAAAAAAGTCTCCTTTAAAAAGTGCTATGTTAAAGTCTCAATTATTTGCTGGAAGATTTGGAAAAGGTCTTACTGATGATAGTTACAAGCAGTATGTTCAAGAAGGTGGCTATATGAGACCAGATGGTAAGCAAGGATACTTCTTAGGTGGCTTAGCGGCTACAGCTTTAGGGGGTGCCGCAATAGGAGCTGGTAAAAAAGCTTTAATGAATAGAGCAATGACAGGAGTAGCAGAAGGTGGTGATAGAGGAGGGTTTTTATCTAACATAGGTAAAGGTCTTTCAGATACAAAGAAAAGATATTTAGATGACCCTGTTTCAGCAGGTAAATTAGAAAGCATTATGGCTTCTACAGATTCTGAAGGTAACCCAATAAATGAAGAAGAAGCAAGAAAAGTAAGAGATGCTGGAGGTGGAAGTGCTGACTTTGCTACTACGCTTGGTAGAGGGTTAAGTGAATTTGGTGGAGATACTGTAGAAGGCTTAAAAACAGGAGCGACTGGCGTAGCTGGTGCTGTAGCAGGAGGAGCATTAGGTATTGGAAAAGGTCTAAAGGCTGGATATACAGGGCTTACTAAAGACAAAGCGTCTTATGAAGACTTCGCTAGTGGTAAAGAGAAAGGTAGTTTGTTGCAAAGAATAGGTAAGGGGATGAGCTTTGCTGGTAATGTAGTAGATAAATTTAATGAAGATATGCCTTTTTCTTCTATGGGACAATCAGATGTAAATTTTACTTCTAGTAAGGATGGTAAAAAAGAAGGTGTAAAATCGGATGACGGATATATAAACAAAACTGATGAAGTTGAAGGAGACCCTTTAGTTCAAGACCAAGTAAGTAAAGACATCAAAAAGGGTGAAGTAAAGGAAAGAGGAATAGAGATGGAAGGAGTAGATGGCAAAGTAATACCTGCCGCTATACTTGATAAAGTTAAAGATATGGATAGCCTAAAAGGTTTAAAACCTGAGCAATTAATGACTATACAAAAAGCATTAGGTGGAATATCAGTTGATGGAAAGTTTGGTCCAGAAACTATGGGGGCAATGCAAAAGTATTTTGACAATGCAAACAGACCACCTATTGAGGAATCAGGACCAGAACCAGCTCCAGTAAGGTCGCAAGAGGAAATTAAACAAAGCTACCCAGCAGGGGTAAATCCAGCTAATCCTTATCAGATACTAAAACAACAAGGTGGTTTTATAACAAAGTTGATGAAACAAGGGAGAGCGTACTAATGGCTGAGATACGACAAGCTAGAATTTCTGGATATTTAAATCCCGACCTACCAGAAGAAGACCTTCAAACAAAAGCTATCCAAAAGAAACAAGCGGCAATGCAAGAAGCATTGGGAAAGTTTCAAATATCTAATTTAAAAGAACAGCAAAGGGTTCAAGGTGTAAATAGAAAAGGAGAAGAGTGGTTTAATAGAAATGCAAATATGTTATACAGCCAAAACTCTGACCCAATGGAAATTTCTACACAAAAATTTAGTGACCCAACAAAAATGGCTGACTTATATAAAGAGTACCAAGCCGAAGTAGGCGGTAACTATGCTCAATTTCAACAGTTTGTTCAAGTTGGTAAAGCAAATGAAGCTACTAATAATAAAAGAAAACTTACTATGATGATGGATGAACTTGGTGAAGATTATCCAAAGATTTTAAATAAAAGATTACAAGCAATGGAAGACGGAGATAGAAATGAATTGTTTGGTATGCTTGATGACGATACTTATTCTAGATTAAATGAAATTTATGATGTAGATAAGAGCTATAAAATAGGAGACTATTGGGAAGAAAATTGGAAAAGAGACGGGGCTATTACTGCTGGTGCTTTAGGAGCAATATATGCGGCGAGGAGAGGAAAGCTGGGTCCTTTAAAAGAGATGTTTGGCGGGTCTTTAGACCCAAAGGTTATTAAAGAGATTGCTAATGCAGGAAGTTTTAAAAACCACGTAAAAGCTTCTGAGTCTGCTTGGAGAAGTATGAACCCTAACGCTAGTAACTCAGAGTTTGCACAGTGGAAAGCAAAGATTTTGTTTGGTGGTAAAGGCGAAAAGAAAGCAAAATTTGCTTGGAAAAATTATAGCGACAGTGGTGGAGTTGGTCCTGATTCACAAAGTAAAAAGTTTGGTGGTGGCGGTAAACCGATAAAAGGTTTTAATAGTAAACCAATAGCACCTGCAATGAAAGGCAATGTAGCTGTGCAGATTGTTCCGGGTCAAGGTGTAAGTTCAGTATTACCTCCGACAGTAGGTAAACCTTATAGAATGACTGCTGAAGAGATAAAAAAACGAGCACTACAAAATAACAGGAATTTAAAAAGAATTAAGCCAGATAAAACTTCTAATGTTGATTTTGAGGGAGGAGAACAAGGTGAATTGTTTAGTAAAAACTCACAACAAGAGATACCTCAAAGAAGATTACAAATGCATAAAGCACAGGTTAAAACTTTAGTAGCTCAAGGGAAATTAACCCCAGACCAAGAAAAAATAATTAATGACTCTATAGATAAATTATTTAAGGATGGAGGGAAACCTACTAAGGGAGCACTTGCTAAAATCATTGGTGAACAACAAGGTGGTATGACTATATTAGACAAGATTGCTAATAAAGAAATCAAAGGATTTAAGCTATTTGGATATGGAATTGCCGGGGCTACAATGGGTAGCTTAACTATGGGAACAATAGGAGGAGCTGTCGGTGGTGAAAAAGGTGAGCAAGTAGGGCAAATAGCAGGTACAGCAGTGGGTGCAGAGATGGCACCAAGAATGCTTAAACAATTACAAACCTTGGTAAAAGAAAAAGGTTCTAAGCATATAATGGATAAGATTATTAAGAAGAAAGGTAGTGCTTATCTTGCTGGGCTAATGGCTAAGGGTGCTTTAGGAACTATGTTTACAGCAAGTACTTACGGTGTAGGCTCTTTAGTTACTGCTGGATTTTTAGCAAAAGATGTATATGACATTTACAATATATTAAAAGAAGACCTAGAGTAACATATGGCAATGCAAAAGGCACCTTGGGAGCCTAAAGCTGACAAGTCTCAAACTAGAGAGTCGGTAGTAAAGTATAGACTGCAACCATCTCTTTGGGATGGAAACGAAAAAGAAATAGAGAACCTGCAAAAACACGCAGAGTATCACAGAATCCCCTTTGCTCGTAACAATAAGCATCAAGATAATTTTGTAATGGGTGCTTTAAAAAACTTTGGAACTGGTTGGGGTCAAGGCTTTTCAGCTAACATAATACAAAGTGATGACGAACCAGATGATTTTGCTGAAAGCGTTGCAAGGCAGTTAGGAAATTTAGCAGGTTTTTTAGGGTATATTCCCGGTGCTAGGTTTATTAAACCTTTAAGAGCTATATCTAAGTTTACTAGAAACAAATCTATTCCTATGCGTTTTGCAAATAAAGCGACAAAAGGAATGTCTAAACTCTATCCTAGTTTAAAAAGGGATGCTCCTTCAATAGCAAAAGTATTTCAAAAAGAAAATAGATTAGGTGACGCTTTATCCGGTGCTTTTCATCTAGGTGTTGCGAGTGGAGTATCTGACTGGAGAGGCATTGTAGATGAAGGCTTACCTAGAGCTTTAGAATCTATTGGTATGGGTGGTGTTTGGGGTGGTGGTTTTAGAGCATTAGGCAATACTAAAGCTTTTGGCAAAAGATTAACTGTTGCACAAACAGATAAAGCGACTGGTCTTCCTATACCAAGTAAGCTAGAACCCGGACAGATAGCTGACTATGCTATAAGAGCTGGTATAAGTTCAGTTGTTGCTGGAAAAATGGCTGAGATGGAAGGAGCTCCTACAGAACAACAGATATATGAATACGCTATGGGAGCGGCATTTAGTTTTAATGACACACCTCTTCAAACAAGAATAGCAAGAAACGCTATACACGATACAATAAGAAAAAATTACGGATACGAAGAAAACTTTGGTAAAGTTCCAGATGCTGAAGTGCATCCAGAGTATGACACTTGGACACCTGAAATGCAAAAGTTTGTAAAGAAGGATTTTGATGCTTGGTTTGGTCAAGATGCTGAAGTAAAAGCGGCTACATTAATGTTGCAACGACAAGCTATGAAGAACGAAGGGTTGACTAAAGAAGACATTGAAAAGACTATGGATAAAATGGTCAAGAAAAATATACAAAATGCTGAATTTAATCCTGAAGGTGATTTAATAGAGCCAATATTAAAAGCTGAAATAAAAAAAGTTAAAGACATTATTAAAGACAATCCTAATAACGAGGATTACCAAGACCTTGATATGCATATTAATGACCTAGAAAATCTTCCGGGTAGAATATCTGGTGGCAATGGTTATGTAGAAAAATATATATCTCCAAGGACCAAGAAAGAAAGCACAGTAGACAGACTTATCCAGTCTCTAAAAATATCAAAGAAGTGGGACTCACTTCATTCAGTAGTTCAAGGTATCTCTAAGCCTAAAGAAGGTGCTGTTGAAGAGATGATAAACTACATAAAGAAAGAGTATAAGGTTGAGAACGTAGACCAAAAAGAAATAGATTGGTGGAGAAATTGGGCTGAGCAAACTAGGAAAAAAAGACTAGTACTCCAAACATATTATAAAGATGGTGACGTTTCTTATATTGATAACGGTGTAAGTCCCAGCGGTCAGAAAAAAGAATTAGCTTTTGAACCTCCCGGAATACAGCAGGTATTTGACAACTTACAAGCTCTACACGGAGAAGATGGTCCTAAAAACTTTTATACCATATCTGATTTCTTTGTTAGAAAAGGTAAAGAGTATGGGTTTGGTAGTATAGACAGAAACAAATTACAATCTGATTTAAATAAAGAGTCTGATGGTACTGGTCCACCCGTTAAAGCAGAGTTTGTAATAAGACAAATAAAATCTAAAATAGCAACTGATTTAGAAAAAGCTGGTTATTATTATGCAGGTGGTCGAGGCGATAAGTCTACAATGTATTTCATAAGAAAGAATCCAATGGTTAAATCTAAAAACAGAGATAAAGATTTAGCTATGATTGAAAAAGCATATGAGGAAGCTGGGTTTAGTCCAAGCAAATTTAGAGCTCATTTATTAAAAATGGGTATTCAATACAAGAAGAAGTTTGCTTCTATTGACAACTACTATAAAGATTCCTTGATTAATAACGTATATTATGATTTACATAACAACTTTGGTTCACAGGTAACTAAAGAGAATATGCCTAAAATGCTCTCAAAGATGTTTAAAAGCGATGGTTTTATTAAAGACGCTAAAGCTTACAACAAAAGAGCACAAATATGGTTTAATTCAGGGCAAACTACTAATAGTAAAGTAGCAAATGAATACTTAAAGAAATTTTATAGAAAATTCAGAAGCGATTACGATTTGCCAAAAGACTGGAAGCCGTTAGAATTTGTTGGAAAAAAGAAAGACAAGATAAAAATTAGTATCTGGAATGACGAAATAATGTCTAAGGACGCTGGGACAAAACAAGACAGAGCTAATATGAAAAGAGGTGAAAGTTTTGATGGTGGTATTCCTGCACTCCCTGAATTTATATACGCTTTAAACAAGGCTAATGGTTTAACTAATGAGGGTAAGGTTAACAAATCTTTTATCACCTCACCTGACGCTAAAAATGGAGCATTACTAGGTAAGTATATGTTCTTTGAAGCCTCTCCTAAACTGCAAAAAGCTATGAGGGAAAAAGGTATTCACGCATTAGCCCCTAAGTCTGGTATAAAGCAAATGGGCTATAGACGTTTTGCTAAAGTGAAACTAAATGATTTTAAACCTTTAACACCTGAAAGTAAGAAAAAACTTCGTACAGATTTTGAAGCACAAGTAAGAAAATTAATAGGCGTAAAAGGTCTTTTTAAAAATGCTGAAAATGAAAAGGGAAAGCCTTTACCGTTAGAAAGAATAGGTGATATTTATTTACTTCCAGAAGCTAGAAAAAAGGGAGTTGGCACTGAGTTTGCTAACTTAGTTGAAGATTATAAAAGAGCGTTAGGCTTGAGAGAAATACAGATAATGGCTGTTGGAGGCAGAAAAGGGACTGAAGAATTTGACAATGTGGATTTTTGGAAGAAGCAAGGTTATGAAATCAATGGTAAGAGTACTGAAGTTACTGTAGGTGATGGGGTTTTAAACCCTGAGATAAGAGGTAAGAAAGTAGCAATGGTTCCAATGCAGAAAAATCTAAACGTTGATACAGAGAATTATATTCAAGGTCCTAGTTATGATATTCCTTTAAAAGACATACGAACTGTATTAAGCGAAGTTACCTCTGCTAAGGATTTAGTTAGTGCTAAGTTTGCTAAACAAATGTGGTCTACTATAACTCATTTTGGAAGTGTAAAAACAGACCCTGCTAAAATAAAAAGTATGGCTGACGAGTTAATTAGAAATTCAGTTGAAGGTGACGAAGCCATTAATAAGGCTTGGGACTCACATATGAAGTCACCTAACGATGTTTCTGAGAAAAAGATATTAGAAGATATTGATTCTGTGTCGCTTGATAGATTAATGAACGCTGTTACTGATACAAACAACGAAGCTTTTTCTAGTAAAGTTTACGATAGAGTATTAAAAAGAAACCTAGAAACCACTAGAGAGGTTACTAAAGAAGCTGAAGTCATTAAAGATGAGTATTACAAAAGCATAGCTGAGGTTAGTGAGTTTGATAGCATCTTAGATAGGGTTGGTGAATTATATCCAGATGGTAATAATGGTTTCTACCTACATAAAATGGCTAAAAACTATAGACAAAACGCTGTTAAGAATTACATAGTAGATAGAATTAGTAGACCGAAGCTAAAGAACGGTATGAAAGCTAGGATGAGACCTTGGGACCACGGGATGTGGAAAGACATAAGTGATTTAAATGTAAAGCAAGATGAGTTTTATCTAGACGAAGACGCTAGAAAAAAGAAAATATATGACCCTTACTTTGCTAAAGGATATGAAGAGCTTGGTAAAATATGGGATGAATACAATAAGAAGGATAATGGTATATATAAAGACAGCCCTGAAGTTGTAAAAGACATACTTGAAGCTGTTGCTATGCGTGTCCCTATGGATTCAATGTCAGGTGCACACGTTTTAAAATTTAAAGGATTTACTAAAGCAAAAGGTCAAGGAGTATTGCTACACGGAAGAGTTATGGATGCTTTAGGCGGAGCTGATTTAGATGGTGACAAAGCTTTTATCTTCTTCGGTGGTAAGAGTGGAATGTGGAAAGATTGGAAAGAGATTTATAAAGCACAGAGAGACGAGTTTATTGATAAAGACAATAATGAAATACCAGCAAAAGACGATTACTCTAAGTCAAAGTTTGTTGATAGTAATGAAGTAATCAAATTACACAACAGCAATCCTGTATCTAAGTATGACCCTAACTTAAGAGGGATTATGAGCGATGCTTCTTCAGATGGTAGAGACACTTTAGGAACTGCTGTTACCGCAAGACAAGCACTTGCTTCTGCTTATGATGCTATAAGACTATCTAAAGGCACTACTTTTGGACCTGTACGTTATATCAAGGGGAAGTATTTACCTACGTTAATCCAAGATGGCTCTTATTATTTTCCTGTTAAGACAGAGAAAGGTAAGATTGTATATGTAAAACAAACGCCAAAGAGGAGTTTAAAAAACTTTAAACAGTTGTCAAGAGCCGCTATTAACCTTGGTGCTGACCCTATGGATGAAATGGGTATAGTAAGTGGTGATGTAATGAAACAAATTTTAAGCGAGTCAGCGTTTACTTATGAATTTGCTAATTATAAGCAAGTTGGTAAAAAGAACAAGCGATATGTTTTTGCTAAAGCTCACGAGTTAATGAAAAATAACGATGCTTTAAAACAAATGTTATCAAATCTTAGCAAGGGAGGTTTGCATCAAAACTTTTCTAGTGCAAATAACGCTTTATATGGACGCAATTTTCAAACTGGAAAGAAGTATAGCCTTGGTGAAATTCAAGCCGGTGCTAACGATATTAGCTGGATTCCTGAAGAAGGTAAAAGAAACTTATTAAACTTTATTGCTGACGAGTATAAAAGTATACCTTACGAAGACAATTTGTTTAAAAGGTTAGACCCTGAACAATTAAATATTCTATACGATTATAACAGGAGAGAGTTAAGTGACCGACCTGACTTACTTAAGCTGTTTAATAGAACAAGTATGGGTACTCGTCAAGGACCTATGATGAGAGAGATTATTAATAAGAAGCTTTACCTTTTGAAGAACAGAGATAGACTTTCTAAAAATTCACATAAAGAAGAGTTTTGGGATTTATTTACTAATAAATGGCATCCTCAATTTGACGCTAAGAATAAAGGTAAAAAACAAAATGTAATGGGAACTATACCTAGCCATTTGTGGGGAGATTTAATTGTAAATAGAAAAAATGCTAGTTATAAAACTAAAATGCAGTACCTAGAGTATAAATTAAATCAAGCTGAAGACTTTCTTGTAAACGATTTAAGCGATATGTCGTCATTAAAGCATATATTATCTGTTAGAGATAAGCACAGTATTACTGATAGAGATTTTAAACGTGTTAATACTCTTGTTAATAAGGTTAAAAATAATTCGTTCTGGGTAAAGAAAGGACAAAAAGATTTAAGGCAAGAAATACGGAATGTAATAGAAGAGACTGGTGATAAGAAAACTGGAGAAGATTTTTTAAAGTTAATTGACGGTGAGAAGAAAGGCGGTGAGTCTGGGAAAGCTCAACAGGAAGTAGACAGACAAATTCTTATAGATAAAAAGTCTTTAAAAAGCACTAAGCTAAATGAACTTTATGACTCAATGCTCCTTGGTACATTTCAACAGACTAACAAAAAACTACTTAGTTACTTAGAAAATATAAAAGGTTATAAGACACCAGTTGAAGCAAGGTTTGTAGATATGCTTAAAAAAGCTGGTCAAAATACAGCTTTACTAAGAATTGGGTTTCAAAGTCCTAACGTAAAAGACGCTAGTGTTAAAGCTCATTTAACTGAGTATAACAAATTATATAAAGCTATTACTCAACCCACTGAAAAAGAAGTTGCTGAGGCTTATACTGCCGCTAAGGGAGATGAAAGCGACAACCCTACTAAGTACTTAAATGAATTAGGTGAGCCTGTAAGGAACAAGATAATAGAAGCATCAACCCTTGATGAGTCAGGGAAGTATTTTATGGACTATATTGAGCCTTGGGCTGGAGGTAAAAAGTCTAAAATAAAAGATAGAGATTTATTGCGTACGGCGTATAAATTAAAAAACCATTTAAAACATTACCACAATTTAGACTCAAGAGACTTTAACGGTTTGTTTCGTAGTTTGTTCCAAAAGAATATTAATATGGCTAGTAAACAAGATTATGAAAATTTTGAAAAGTTCTTTCAGGATATGAGAGATGGTAGCACTTGGACTAGGTTTATTAGTTGGGTTAGTGGTAAGAAAGATGAGAGACCTGAAATAGAAAGAAGGTATTGGAATAGGTTTCCCGAAGCTAACCAAAGAGAATGGTTAAAATATCCGGGTATGGTTAAATGGAGAGAGGATGTTACGCCTTTTAAAGACAGATTTAACAATAGTATTATGGGTAGGTCCGTAAGACCTACTACTGTTATTGGTGATATACAGAATTTTGCTTGGAAAGGTGCTGAATTTGCTCTTTCAACTACAGAAGAAGAGGTTAAACTTATTCAAGATGAGCTGTCTCCTTATACACAAACTAATTCAGACGGTTCTGATTTGCACAAAATAGCTGTATCTATTAGAGAAAGAAATATGATACATCATATTAAAGAAATAATGGGCGATGACCCCTTACTTATGAATAAGCAACGAGCTTATATGGATAATTACAATGAAGTTCAGCCTTTATATAACAAATTAAAAAAGAAAACATACGCTATTCCTACTAAAGAAGGCGTTGTTAATATGAATGGTGAGCAGGTAGTTAAAAAGATTAACGAAATATATACAAATAAAAACAAAGATATTGCTAAACTTATTAATGGTGATTCTGAATGGTATGATAATTTTACTAAGGTAGCCTATAATAAAAATGGCGACATTACTTGGACTGGTTTAGATAAACTATACACTAAATACTTAAGTTACTCTAAAGAAAAGTTTAGAGTTGGACAGAACTTTGATATAAAGAAGTTTGGTATAAATGGTATGCAGGAGATAAACAAACTTGTTGCTCTTAAATTTTCTCTACCTAAAGCTAAACGGACACAGAAACTATTACTAGAATACTCTGGTAAGCTTGGTCTTGGTAAAAAAGTTACTGAACTATGGAATGCAGAAGCTTATTACCCCCACGTATCTTTTGATAGAAAAAATGTTGATGCTCTTTTATCTAAGTCTTTAGACGCTATTTTTAAGAATACAAAGACTACTAAACGAGAGAAACAAGAAGAAGCTAAGAAATTAATATATCAATCTAAGACTATGACTGGCGACTGGGCACCAAAATCTATTAGTGAAGAGAACTTTGATGCTATGCAAGATGTATATACAAGAGCCGCTGATAACATTAGAAAGAAGGGTGAGAAAAACATACTACCTTTATCCTTTAAACAATCATATAGCCAGTATCAAAGAGAGTCTCATTTACCGGGATGGTCTCGTGGTGCTGAAGCTTATGAAGCTAATATCAAGAACCTTGTTGATTCGTTTTATAAAGAAAGTATGCTTACATTATCTAGGGCTCATATACAAGAGTTTTATAGAAAATTTAGAAAACAAACTAACGATAAAGATTTGTCTCGTAGATGGTCTAATTTCTTAAAATTATTTACGCAATCTTCTATGGGTTATCCAATTGATATACCAGAATCTGTCCAGAATGACCCTAAGATGAAAATTAGTTATACTCCTTATAAATCTTTTGCAGATAGTAACGTTAGAAAAAGAATTGATTCTATTCGTAATAAACTTGGAATAACAAGTAAAGCATTAAAAAAATATGGTGTTTCTAAAGAAGATGCTCAGGACTTAAATCAATATAGTCAGAGTAAGCTCCAATTTTGGAGTGGACTAGAGGCAAAATGGCAGATGGCATCACTTCTTGCTCATCCTAAATCAGCTATTACTAACTTATTTGGTGGTCAAGTACATACTGGTATAAGTGCAGGAGTTGAAAACCTTAAGAACGCTAGGGATATTGATTATTTAAAAACAAATATCAATCCTAAGTGGCGTAGTATGAGAGACGTTGAACAGTGGGTAGAAAGCTTAGGTATTGTTGAAGAGTTTTTATTACACGAAGCTGGTATGAACAAAGAACTTCGTGGTCGTAGAATGGAAAATTTTGTTAAAGATTTCTCATCTAAACTAAAAGGTAAAGAAGATTTAAAAGATACAGAATATAGAGCTTTAATTAAAAAGCATAAGATTACAGATAGTATGTGGAATAAAGCATCTTGGTTTATGAGAAGACCTGAAAGAACTCTTCGTAGAGATGCTTTTATAGCTCATTATATACAAGCTAAAAAGAATTTTGGTGGTGCCATAAAAGATTATGACCACCCTTTTTTAATAGAGATGGGTAGGAGGGGAGTTAAAGCTACACAGTTTTTATACTCTGCTCCTTTTAGACCAATGTGGACTAACAGTGCCTTGGGTAGGGTAATGTCACGTTTCCAGTTATGGAGTTGGAACTCTGTACGTTTTAGAAAAGACTTATTAAACGAAGCTAAATTGAGAGGCTTTACACCGGGTACACCTGAGTTTAATCGTGCTAAGCGACTTATAACTGCGGATGCAATGATGTATGGTTTATCAAGTATGTTTATGTATAGTCTGTTTGACAACGCACTTCCAGCTCCTTGGAATTGGTTTCAAGATTCAGCCGCCGCTATGTTTGGGACCGATGAGGAAAGAGAACGTGCGTTTTTTGGTCATCCGGCTGGACCACTATCTATTGTTAAGCCTCCGTTGTTAAGATTTGACCAACCTATTTACGAAGGATTAATGAATGGTAATTGGGATAAGATGACAGACTATTATCTCTACACACTTCTTCCGTTTGGT